CCATTTGGTCTATTGGAAATGGCCAAATCTAACATCGTTGAACCTGTTGAAATAAAATCAGTAACATCAGTTGGATTCTCATCTTCTTCAAGAAAATAAGCAACCTTTTGATGTTTGAATTGTTTATTTAGTTCACCAGCTATAACACTAGCCAAATTGTCTTTTTCTGACATTTAAGTTCTCCTTATGATGTTATGAGTGGGAGAGTGATGCTATGAATACTTATATTCATGTGAGAAGTTTCATGTGTGAAATGTGCATCCCACTCTTAACAATTTGATTATTGATTAACTATTAAATAACTCATCAAATGCATCTTCTACATTTTCAGTTTTAGTAGCTGTTGTTGTAGTTCCAGTATTTGATGTTGGAGTTGTACTAGCAGCTACATTATTAGAAGTTGTAGTTGTTGTAGTACTATCTTCATCATTTGGATTTAGATAATTCTGAAGAGCTTCTTTTAAATCATCATAAGATGGTTCAGTATATAACTCTGTAAGATCAGATTGATTGTTTAACAAACTTTCCATCAAAGTTCCATCGTCTGTCATAGCTGTCTGATTAGGTTTAACTCTTACAGTAGTTTTACCATATTGATTTCCAGCCTCAGCAGGAGTCTGTCTTTCAATCATAATATCTCTACCATTAGTAGCGTCTGTGATGTCACCATAATCAGGGTCAGCAATTACACCAAGAAGTTCTTGATATACAGTTTTACCGAATCCCCAAAATTTAACACCTTCAGATTCTCTACCACGAACAATGACAGGTGCAAAGGTTCTCATTTTAGGTTCAAGTCTTTTACCTTGAATCCATTCGTCTTTATTACCTGTTGATTTTAGTTTGTCAGCAAATTCAGCCACTGGATCTGGTCTTCCAAAGGAAGCAGGTGATAAGTATGTTTTATTATTGCCTAAATTATAATGAAAGAATAACTCAATAAAAGGATTATCTTTATTATGTTTGTAAGGAACAACTCTAACTACTTGTTTACCTGGTTCAGGTTTCCAAAAGTTTTCTTTTGTTGATGTTGTTGATTGTAACTGATTTAATCGGTTTTTGATTGCATTCATGTCCATGAATATTCTCCTATGTTTTATCGTTTATCGTTTATTATTTATGGTTAAATCATATAACCATATAACCTATTTTATTATATCTCTATAATATATATCTAAAATGTAACGTAAGTCAACGTTTTTTTTATTTTATTTTGAAATTAATCCATCAAGATAATATTTTAACTGGTCTGAAGTCATGGCTCCAGTTTCTGGTGTTATTTCTCCATCTTTAGATATGAATACCATATAAGGTAAAGCTCTTGCACCAAATTTAATAGCTATATCAGGTTCACTTTCAATATCAACTTTGTACATATTTATGTGACCATCATATTTTGGTGAAATATCGTCTAGTATACTACTAAACATTCTACATGGTCCTCACCAACTAGCATAAAAATCTATATAAATTGGTTTTCCAGTTAAATTTTTTCTATCTTTAAATATTGTGTCTAATTTATCACTTGTTAATTTATTCATCACAATTATCTCCTACACATTTACAATCTGAATTACACCCACATTTTTTTTCCCATTTACCTATTGGACAATCAGCAACTGCATAATGTACTTTGACATTCATAAAACAACCACAATGAGTACATCTACCATCTTTTTTATTTGTGTCAGGATTAACCTCATCATATAGTAGATGTGGACATTCTTTACAAATAGCCCATCTTCTTTCAGCCTCTTCTTGAGTAGTGATTGTTTGTGAACCTCTTAACCAAGCTCCCAAAGTTTTCCAATGAGTTGTTGCTAAATCTCGAATCATTTGAGAAGCTGGCGGAAGTTTTTTTTCTTTCGCCAGCATCTCTTCAGTTTCTTCAATACACTTTAACTCTTCTTTAGTAGCTTCTCTATTTTTGGTTACTTTAGGTTTGAACCTTCTTGCCATTTACTAAATACCAAAATGTTTAATGATTTTGTCAACTTTAACTTCAAGTGCTTGTATTTTAGCATCTATAGTGTTTAATTTACCAGAATCAACCGCATTGATATTTTTTGGTTCAGTTCCTACATTTTGTGTTGGCTGACCTTTTATTCTGTCAATAATTACCGAAGCAGGTTGTAAATTTGGAAGATGTGAATTTATTTTTCTCCACTCATCAAATTCTTTACCCCAAGCTTCTAACTCATCATCACTCATGTTCGCATGAGGTGGTTTAGGTGGATCAGTTTTTGGTCTAGGCATAGATAACATATCTTCAGCTGATTTTTTCTGATTATCAGGTAAATGATCATTATCTTTTAACCATTTTTTATAATCTTTTTTCCATTTTTTTATTTCTTTTTCAGGAGCTTCCAATAATGGTAATTTTGGAATTGGTCCTTTTGGTCTTGGAGGAACTGGAATTTTTTCTCCCTTTAACCATTTTTCTATAATATCTTTTTCTCTAAATCCACATATAGATTCACCAGTAGCTTCGTTAATAAACCATGGTGTACCACATTGTATATTATACTCATCTTTAAGTTCTTTAGCTAAAGCTTGATTATCACTATCAGCCAAATCTAACTTTAATATTTCTTCATATTTTCCAGATTTATTTAATTCGTCAACAACAGGTTCAGATTTTTTACACCAGCCACATCCCTGTGAATAAAAGTAATACCATGGTGAATCTGCTTCTTCATCCACATCAGTATTTATCTCTTCTACCTGTGATTTTTCTATGTTTTTGTTGGTTTCTTTCGACATAACCTATTTCTCCTATGATTTAAGTACTAAATTTAAGTGTTTTCATAACCATATATAAATATATATAAAAATAAAAAAACACGTTAAATTTTTATTATTTTATATATCCGTGTATTTATTTTATTTAACCCATCAGCGTTTGTAACCAATAAAGTATTTTTAAAATTTTCCCATGGAACTAAAAATTTACTATCTACTATCCCATTATTTAATTCTGCTATAACTTCATTCAATGCATTTATTGTATATAATGTATTGGAATGTTTTTTTCTATGTAATGATATAGTTCCTTTTACCGCATTATAATCAACACCATTTGATGTATCAACATTGTATGTACAAATTAATTCATTAACATTTTCTTCATTTTGTAATACATATATTTTGTCAAATATTATTTTGTATGAATTTTCAATTAATTTTGAAGTAACATCAAGATTATCTTTTGTTGTAAATGTACATAATAATTGTGATTTCATATTATTTCCTAAACTTCCCTAATAGTCCAGACCAATCTTTAGCAACAAGTTTGTAGCTTGATTTTACATCTGGAGTTCCATCCATCTGACCCATTGCAAATCTTATTTCTATAATTATTGTTCCTATTCCACCAGCTGTTTGTGTTCCTACATCTAAAAAGAATTTATATCCAGCTTGACTCTCTGATAATTCATAATCAGCTATAAATTCATCAGGTCCCATTTCTTTATTATATAATGTTTCACTTGGAATAAACCAAAATGTCTTACCCTTTGAAGCAGCATAAAACATACTTGTTTCTCCAACACTCAATTCTTTTTTAAATAACTCACTTAAATTTACTCGTATTTGATGATCATATTTTTTAAGATATGTTCCAAAAATATCATTAAAATGTTTACCTCTTTTAGATTGCCATTCTTTCCATTTAGGATGATATTTCTCTTGTAGTTTACGACAAAAATATTTAAATGTTTTTGATTTAGAATTTTTTTGTTTTATTGTATTCATACCAACAGCTTTAGTTAAAATATCTAAATCAGATTGACTTATTTTTTCTTTCTGATAAGCTCCCCAACTACTTTTTATATGTTTTTTAAATATTTTATTAGCATTTTTATCAGTTGATTTACTATTAAATAAACTTGTAACTAATGTTGTCCAATCTTTTGTTAATGCATCAAAATTAGAAGAATATTCTTTAACAAAATCAGCCCCCTTTAATACAGGTATTCCTAATGTTTTTGTGAAAGTTCCTAATGTAAGATTTTTTAGTTGACCTGCTCCATACTTTAATGATATACCAACTTCACCATAACCTGGAAATTTACCAGCTATATCCGCAGCTCCAAATTTTGAACCATCATTAGTTGGACCTGTCCACATCATATTACTACCTTTACCAAGATTTGAAATAATAGATTTACCAACACTATTTGCATCAGAAACTATTTTAGATTTTGGAATTGAATCGGATGATAAAAATCTTTCCCAAGCTGCACCTTCAGGTTTTACTGTACCTAATCCAGCATTTACAGCTCTGATAGTTCCACCATCAAAATACTTTTTAACTTCATCTCCTGTATTAAATGTTCCACTTCCACCACCAACTACTATACCAGTTATTACTTCATGATAAAATGTTGTTGCTGATGTATCACCTTTTGCTTCTATTAAATTGCCTATCAAACCATCAATGAATTGATGTGGGAACTTTCTTTCAATTAGAAGGTTTTTAAGTTCGATTAAATGTAAAGGATTTCTATAATCTGGCATTCCTGTATCAACACGCCAAGACCATTCTTTAACTAAATTTTGTGGTAAAAATTCCATACTATAACCTCTTTGTTATGTCCTGCATTTCACCATAATTCAATCCCATTTTAGATTTTGTGAAATGTCGTTCTTCTTCCAAAAGTAATTTTATATCTTTCAAAGTTTCTACCCCATCTTGTTGTGAGAAATCAAATAAGAAACTATCGTACCCATATAAAACTAATTTTGTCTTTCTCTTTAATAAATAGTCTTGAACTAATAAAATCTTCTTAATATTTGCTTCGGTTTCTAAAGCTTGGATTAAGTAGTTAAAAAGTTTGTTTCTATTTAAATCAGTATAGTTTTTAAATAATAGTTTCCTTTTATAAATATCAGTAGAAACAGAATTATATCTATTTATTTCGTTCCATTTATCGTTGATATATTTATATGTTAAATCAAAAAATGGTACTTTTTCTCTTGTTTTTTTATCAATTCCACCATATAATAATTGGAAACTTTTCTGTTTCGATTCTTTATATGAACATTCATAATGTTCAGCAAGGTGTTCATGTACTGAATCTTCACCAAAGTTATAACCAACCAAATCAGCGATTAACCTCAAGTGATAAGCATCAAAGTCAAACTCTACAAGATAATCATTTTCAGCCACAAACCCTTTTCTCTTTTCAGGTGGTAGAGCTGCAAAGTTTACACTTCCAAATGAATTACTTGGACGACCTGTTGTTGTCCATAGATTGTATTGTGAATACAATTTACCATTTGATATGTGTTTCTTTACTCTCATATCAAATATATCACATATATCATCTGAAACTTTGATACCATTTTGTTCAATGGATGTAAATGCCTTTACAACATCATTCATATAATCATCGTTTTCACCTGTATACGCTCTAGCCATTCCTTCATAAATGTCACTACAATACTCATTATGTTTCGATAATGGTATGATTTCGTTAAGTTTTTTTACATTGTAATACTTGTT